TGTCTCTGCTGGATTGTTTTCTTCAAAGCCCTACTCGGTTGTTTCTGATGTCTACACGGCAATGAACAGAGGAAGTCTAGATAATATACACATACCACACAGCGATGTTTACTTTGTTAGGACTGCGTTGGAGAAGAACACTGGTTATTACTTTCCCCTCAATGCTGTTGAAGAGGCTATGAAGGCTGAAGGTTGGAGAGATAGAAAAGGAAACAGATATGGCTAAGAAATCTACGGTTAATGCTGCTGGTAATTATACCAAGCCTACAATGCGTAAGACATTGTTTAATAAAATAAAAGCTGGCTCGTCAGGTGGTGACCCCGGCGAGTGGAGTGCTAGAAAGGCACAGCTATTGGCTAAGGAATATAAAGCTAAGGGTGGGGGCTACAAGTGATTAAGAAGCCACAAGAGTCTTTGAAGGAGTGGTCTAAACAGAAGTGGACTACCAGCGATGGTAAGCCTTCTGAAGGGAAGAAGCGTTATCTCCCAGAAGCTGCTTGGAAGGGTTTGTCTGCTCAAGAGAAAGCTGCCACCAACAAAGCTAAGGCTTCTGGCAATAAAGCTGGTAAACAATTTGTTGCTCAGCCAAAAGCTATAGCAAGAAAGGTAGCGAAGTACAGATGAGAATAGAATACAGAGGCAAGACGTTTGAAGGGTATAATAAGCCTAAGAAGTCTGATAAGCCAGAAAAGAAGATGATGGTTTTGGCAAAAGAGGGATCTGTGGTAAAACTGATTCACTTTGGCGATGCCAACATGGGACACAATTATTCTCCCGAAGCAAGAGCTAGTTTTAAAGCTAGACATGGTGAGAATATAAAGAAGGGTAAGATGAGTGCTGCTTATTGGGCTGATAAGGAGCTTTGGGCTGGAGGTGGTGGTAGTGTTAAACAACCCCCTAAAGGTCAGAAACAAAAGTTTGGTAAATAATGGCTACAAATAAAGGAACCAAAAAAGGTCTTGATGAACAACAACTAGAGGGTGGTGGTTCAGGTGGTGGCTTTGGTTCTTTGATTAGTAAGGTTAAAGATAAAATTGAAATAGCAACACGACCAAAAGTTAAAAATTCAATTTATCCAGAAACTGATGGCTTACCTGCTTCTGGTAAATACGCTCAACGAAATGTAAGAGGTGAAGAAGAAATTAAAGCCATCAAAGAATCTGGATACATGCTTCCAAAAGAAGGCGGGAAGAAACAAAAATACTTTACCCAAACAGATAATGTAAATACTAATGTTTCTGAAGGCACTTCTGTACTTCGTGTACCAATTGAAAAAGTTCCTGCAAATAGAGCAGTTAGCAAAAAAGATGTTGAGAAGTATAATCCAGATAGTGGCAAGTTTGAGGCGCTTAGAAAAGGCGGCTTAGTTAAAAAGAAAAGTCATCCGTTTAATGCGGTGTATATGGGTAAAGATAAAAGGAAATAATCATGGCAACAGATGCTGAACTGGTAGCAAAGTATAGAGAGAAAGCTAAGGATAAAACCTTGCCTCAAGATGCTAGAAATATGTATTTAGACAAAGCTGTTGAGCTTGAGCAGAAAGCTTATAAGAAAGAGAAGCCTACATCGTTAGGCCCTAAGATGGCTAAGGGTGGTGCTGTTCATAAAATGCCTAATGGCAAAATGATGAAAGATTCTGCTATGGCTAAAAAGGGTGCTAAGATGCCTGCTATTGCCATCATGATTGGTATTGCTAAGCCCAAAGCCAAAGCAGCCACACCCAAACGTAAAAAGTAATTTTTAAATGAAATTTCCAGTAAAATACACAACAGCAGAAAAGCTAAAAGCTTTAGCTTTGAAGATACAGGATAGATCAGTACCTCTCAGTGAAAGATCTCAGGCTGAAGATCAATACAAATCTTTAGCCTCTAGTTCTTATGCTAAAGGTGGTATGACTAAGCGGAAGAGAAAGTCTGTGTAATGTATTTGACAAGTAACATTCCCTATTTTAAATGTTGGGTTAGAAAAGAGTTTACTAATGGTCACCAAGACTATCATGGTGAATACATACATGCACTAGCTGTAGCTGTTACCACTATGCCTGACAGGTGTCTTAGCTTTCAAGTTATCTTCACTGGCTGTGAAGCTGATGATGGAAGCCAGCCTAATGTTCATGGTGGAGCTATGTGGGCTAGGATGCCCATTACAGCTTTAGTTGGAGACATACGATTAGATCAGTGGCCTGAGCGGATGAAGACTCATTTAGCACAGCCTTGGGATTGTAGTTCTTACAACCACAGTGTTATTCGTATTGACAGAGCACAGCCATCACCGTGGTTATGCAAGATTGATAATGAGTTTCATACAGGGCGCTATTTGTTTACAGTTGATTATGCTGAGAGTGAAGTGTCAGAAGATCCTTCACAACATAAACAAAGTCATGTGTTGATGTTGACGGATGCAGGGGAATGGACAGGTAATATAGTGGCTCTACCTAACAATAGAGTTAGAGTTACTAGTCCAGCATATTGGAACACTGGAGAAGGAGCCCCCAACTTCCGTCCCAGTCAGTGGGTACATTGTGCGGAACAAGATGATTCGTACATGGATGCCGATGTAACTTTTAATAACCTATACAAGGAGCAAGTGAAATGATGAAAGCAAAGATGATGGCTGCTGGTGGCATGAGCAAAAAAGGCTACGCCGCTGGTGGTATGACTAAAAAAGGCTACGCTGCTGGCGGTATGGCTATGGTTGAAAAAGATGGTAAGAAAGTGCCTGCTTTTGCTGCTGATGGTAAGGGCAAGATGGCTAAGGGTGGTATGGCTGTTAAAACAGTGGCTAAGAAGAAGAAATAATGCCAACAAAAGACGCAAGTAAATTTACAACAGAATCAATTAATGTAACAGCTACAGCAGCCGGAGCTAGTGCTCAGTTGCTGTATACGTGTCCTACTAATTTTTCTGCTGTTGTTACTTTTTTACTTGTGTCTTCTGGTACAGTGGCTAACAAAGATATTTCTATACAATTTTATCACCAAGAAACTGCCTCTTATAAATATATATTAAGAACATATAGGATGGGTTCTAATAGTGTTTTTGTTCTAACAAACACACCTTCTTTGTCCTTACATCAAGGTGACAAACTAGTGTGTTTTACAGATAGCACAGGCAATTTTGATGTCACTATTTCTGTAGAAGAATATTTTGATCCAACAAGAAAACTGTAACTAATTAGAATGGATATATAAAATGGCTAAAGAACTAACAGAACAACATAAAAAGTTTCTTGAAGTGTTATTCACTGAAGCTGGTGGAGACATTACCACAGCCAAAAACTTAGCTGGTTTCTCCAGAGGTTACAGCACACGGCTTTTAACAAACCATCTCAAAGAAGAAATCATTGAAGCCACACAGCTATACATTGCCATGAATGCCCCAAGAGCGGCTGTGGCTATGGTGGGTGGTATTAATTCACCAACAGAACTTGGTATCAAAGATAAGCTAAACGCTGCCAAAGACTTGTTAGATAGGGCTGGCTTTGTTAAGACAGACAAAGTGCAGGTTGAGTCTAGCGGCGGTGTTATGATATTGCCTGCTAAGGAAAAGCAGATAGATGACTGATAGGGGTATAGGCAAGTGGATATTGCCACAGCCTGACATAAAGAAAAAAAAGTATATAGACATTCCAAAGCTTGGTCGTACAATACCTTTTGGTTATAAGCTTAGTGAAGAAGAAGATGGGTGGCTTACACCAATACCTTCTGAGTTAGAAGCATTAGAAAAGGCTAAGAAGTATTTAAAGCAATATAGTTTAACGAAAGTGGCAGCTTGGCTTTCAACAGCAACTGGTAGATATATTGGCCCATCCTCTTTGGAAGCTAGAATAAAGAATGAACAGTCCCAAAAAAGAAGATCTACAACATATCGTCTCCTCGCCAACAGGTACAAAGAAGCCCTTGAGAAAGCGGAGAAGTACGAAAGAAGAGTTGGCTGCACAGAAGACAGCTACTTTGCAACAGAACACTACAGAGAAATTAGAGACAGTTTCTACAAAACTAAAAAGTGAAGAAGAGTATCAGAATGTAATTTTTAAACCTAATGCAGGGCCACAGTCTGTTTTCTTGGCCTCAGCAGAAAGGGAAGTGTTATACGGGGGTGCTGCTGGTGGTGGTAAAAGTTATGCCATGTTAGCAGATCCTCTTAGATATTTTGGGCATCCACAATTTTCAGGACTATTGTTACGCCACACCACTGAGGAACTTAGGGAACTTATCTGGAAGAGCCAAGAGATATATCCCAAAATCTATCCCAATATTAAGTGGAGTGAGAGGAAGATGCAATGGCAAGCTCCTAGTGGAGCTAGGCTTTGGATGTCTTACCTTGATAGAGATGAAGACGTATTGAGATATCAAGGCTTGGCTTTTAGTTGGATTGGTTTTGATGAGTTGACGCAGTGGCATACGCCGTTTGCTTGGAACTATATGCGTTCTCGCTTACGTACTCCTGCCTCAGATCTACAGATTTTTATGAGAGCTACAACGAATCCGGGTGGGCCGGGTCATTCTTGGGTTAAGAAGATGTTTATTGACCCTGCTCCTGCTGGAAAGTCCTTCTGGGCTACAGACATTGAGACAGGAAAGACCCTGTCATACCCCATAGGACACAGCAGAGAGGGTCAACCGCTGTTTAAGAGGCGGTTTATTCCTGCAATGTTGTCGGATAACCCCTATTTGGCTGATGGTGGTGACTATGAAACCATGTTGTTGTCCTTGCCGGAACACCAACGTAAGCAATTGCTTGAAGGAAATTGGGATGTAGCAGAAGGAGCAGCGTTTCCTGAGTTTAACAGGGCTATTCATGTGGTAAATAGCTTTGATATCCCCAAAAACTGGACAAAGTTTAGGGCTTGTGACTACGGATATGGTAGTTTTAGTGCTGTTGTGTGGTTTGCTGTCACCCCAAGTGAGCAACTAGTGATATATAGAGAGCTTTATGTTAGCAAAGTGCTGGCTAAAGACCTTGCCCACATGATATTGAGGGCTGAAGAGCACGATGGTGGTATTAGATACGGTGTTTTGGACAGTAGTTGCTGGCACAAACGTGGAGACACAGGGCCTTCACTAGCTGAACAGATGATTATGGAAGGCTGTAGATGGAGGCCATCAGATAGAAGTGCTGGTAGTAGAGTGTCAGGCAAGAACGAACTACACCGAAGACTTCAACTTGACCCATTTACAGAACAACCAAGAATGGTTATAACAAGCAACTGTACAAACACTATTGCTCAGCTTCCTATCATCCAACTGGACAAGAAGAAGCCAGAGGACGTAGACACAAAGGGTGAAGACCATTTATTTGATGCTATTAGATATGGCGTTATGAGTAGACCTCGTAGTAGTGTATTTGATTATAATCCAGCATCCTCTAAAACATCTGGAATTAGAATTGCTGACCCATTATTTGGATATTAAGGAACAACATGGCACAGAATAAACCAATGCTTGGGGATAAAACTCTAGCTTTAGAAGACGTAAAGAATATAGATGAAGAAGGCTTCTCTGGCGACAGTTTAATTACGTATATACAAGAACGATACACAAGGTCAGAGGAAAGCAGACGGGCAGATGAAAGCCGTTGGTTACGTGCTTATAGAAACTATAGAGGCATCTATGGCCCTGATGTTCAATTCACAGAAACTGAAAAGTCCCGTGTCTTTATTAAAGTTACTAAGACAAAAACGCTAGCTGCCTATAGTCAAATTGCAGAAGTGTTGTTCTCAAATAATAAATTCCCGCTCAGTGTAGATCCCACAGTGTTACCAGACGGTGTGCTGGCTGATGTGCATTCAGATCCTAAAGAGATGGCTGCTGGTGGTGCTTCTGCTATGCCAACTGAAATTCCTTTTGGTGAGAACAGTGCAAACATTCCAAAAGGTTTTGACTTAGATACTCTTGAGCAAATGTTGGGGTCTATGAAAGACGATCTCAAAGACCTGCCTAATTTAAAAGCAGGGCCGGGTGTCACTCCTTCTTCTATGACGTTTAGTCCTGCCACTGTTGCAGCTAAGAAGATGGAAAAGAAAATACATGACCAGCTTGATGAGACAGGTGCTTCTAAGCATTTAAGATCTACAGCTTTTGAGATGGCTTTGTTTGGCACTGGTGTTATGAAAGGCCCTTTTGCTGTTAACAAAGAATATGCTAGTTGGGATGAAACTGGTTCATATAAGCCATTGATTAAAACTGTACCAGAAGCTTCTCATGTTTCCCTTTGGAACTTCTATTGGGATCCAGACGCAACTAACACTGATGAGTGTCAGTATGTTATTGAACGTCATAAGATGAGCCGCACTCAGCTTAGAGGGTTGAAGAAGCGTCCTCACTTCAGAGAGAATGTGATTGATCAAATCATAGCTGAAGGCGAAGGCTACGTTAAAAAATATTGGGAAGATGACCTCAGAGACTACACACCAAACTTTGGTGTTGAGCGCTTTGAAGTGTTGGAGTATTGGGGTAATGTAGACCTTGACCTCCTTGAAGAGAACGATATTACTGTTCCAGAAGATATGATGGATGCTGGAGAACTCCAAGCAAACATTTGGTTCTGTAATGGAAAGATTTTGAGACTTGTTCTCAATCCGTTTAAGCCAGCAAAGATACCCTATTATGCTGTGCCATATGAACTAAACCCCTACTCTCTAGCAGGTGTAGGTGTCGCCGAAAACATGGACGACACCCAAACCCTAATGAATGGTTTCATGCGTATGGCAGTGGATAATGCGGTTCTTTCTGGCAACCTTGTATTTGAGGTTGACGAAACCAACCTTGTCCCCGGCCAAGACCTGTCTGTCTTTCCCGGTAAAGTGTTTAGAAGACAGGGTGGTGCTCCGGGTCAAGCTTTGTTTGGTACAAAGTTTCCCAATGTATCACAAGAAAACTTACAACTGTTTGATAAGGCTAGACAACTGGCTGATGAGTCTACAGGACTTCCTGCTTTCTCCTACGGACAAACAGGTGTTTCTGGTGTAGGACGTACAGCTAGTGGCATCAGTATGCTGATGAATGCTGCAAGCGGTAGTATTAAAACTGTTATTAAAAACTTAGATGATTATTTGCTTGGGCCTATTGGTCAAGCTTTCTTCAACTTCAATATGCAGTTTGACTTTGATCCAGAAATCAAAGGTGATTTAGAAGTTAGTGCAAAAGGCACAGAGAGCTTGATGGCTAATGAAGTTAGAAGTCAACGCTTAATGCAATTTTTGCAAATAGCTAGCCAGCCTTCGTTAATGCCTTTTGCTAAATTTCCTTACATCATTAGAGAAATTGCAAAGAGCATGGACTTAGATCCAGATAAGGTTACTAATAACATGGATGAAGCTATGCGTCAAGCAATATTGATGCAGAAAAACTCTCCTACTCCTCCACCAGAGGCAGCAGGACAGCCGCCACAGGGTGTTGCAGGGCCTCCCGGAGTTGCTGATATGACGGGTGGCGGCGGTGGTAATATTGGTGTAGGAACCCCTCCAGCACCACAAGAACAAGGATTTAGTGGAAATGTCCAAGCCCCACCTATCTAAACTAAAGACGTTTGTAAATACAAACAATCAATGGGAAGCTTTTTTAGAACTGCTTGACTTTGAGATTGCCTCTTGCCATAAGAAGCTGGAGCAATCAAAGGATGTACAAGACATCTATCAAGCACAGGGATCTATTGCTGCGCTACGCCGCTTAAAATATTTAAAGGATGAAGTAAATGTATAACAACCGAACACAAAGACTTTTTGCAGAAGGTGGCATGCCTGATCAAGGGGGGACAGTAGATCCAGTTAGCGGTAATGAAGTGCCTCCCGGCGCTATGCAGAACGAAGTGAGAGATGACATCAGTGCTAAGCTTAGTGAGGGTGAGTTTGTTTTCCCTGCTGATGTTGTGCGCTATGTGGGTCTAGAAAGACTTATGCAAATTCGTGACTTAGCTAAAGAGGGTTTGCGTAGGATGGATGAGATTGGTCAGATGGGTAATGCTGATCAAGTCGAAGATCCAGAAGCTTTATATGGTGATGAGTTTTCTAAAAGCATTGATAGTATTATGGCAGATATGCCAAAAGAAGAAGAGCCTTCTGAAACTCAAATGGCTATGGGTGGAATGGCTACAGATCAAACACAGTTTCAAGCGCCTCCCCCTGCTGGAACTATGAATGACCAACAGTTTATGAGTAACATAGCTCCATATTTCACACCAACTAAAGAGCCAGCTATGGCTAAAGGTGGACTTATGGCAAAGAAAAGAATGTGATATAATTAACACATCGTAACCAGAGGTGGGCTGGTCGATATTTATAAACCCACCATTATTGGCTACCTATCTCCCCGCACATGGCGGCAACAGCTAGCCCCAACTTATAGAGGTATTTATGACTGATGTTGTTTTAGAACAGAAACAAGAAGTAAAAGCTTATTCCCCTTTTGGCAAACGTAACGCCAATAACGAAAAGATTGAGCAAGAAGAAGCAGAACTTAAAGAACTGCAAGAAGCAAATAAAAACGAGAAGAAACAAGAGGAAGACGATTCCAACTTATCTTCAGAGGAAAAAACATTTAAGAAGCGTTATGGAGATCTGCGTAGACATTCGCAGCAGCAACAAACACAGCTTCAAACACAGATTGACGAACTGAAGGCACAGCTTCAAAAGAGCACAACTAACCAGATCAAGCTTCCTAAAACAGAAGACGAACTTGCTGCGTGGGCTGAGCAATACCCAGATGTAGCTAAGATTGTTGAATCCATTGCTATGAAGAAAGCTAAAGAGCAGTCTGAATCAATTGAGCTACGTCTGCGTTCTTTAGATGAAAGAGAACTTGAAACAGCTAGGAGCAAAGCTGAAGGTGAACTTCTGCGTTTCCACCCAGACTTTGATAAGATTCGGGACACTGATGACTTCCATGATTGGGTAGAAGAACAACCAAAATGGGTACAACAGGCTTTGTATGAAAACGACACAGACGCAAAGGCGGCTGCTAGAGCCATTGATCTATATAAAGTAGACAAAGGTATTACAAAAACTAAGACTAGAGAGTCTAATAAAGGCGCTGAGGTAAGCGTAGGAGCTAGAGGAAGTAGATCATCTCCTGCTGATGTAGATACAGACGGTGTTATTTATGAGTCTGTGGTCAATCAAATGACCTCACATCAGTATGAAGCTAACCAAGAAGCCATTTCTAAAGCCATTAAGTCTGGTAAATTTGTATACGATATCAGCGGTAACGCTAGATAATAGTTGACAAATACAAAAGTAATGTTATAACTTTAAACACGGCTACTTCGGTAGCCAGTTTACTTAAGCCGTTATTCGCTATAACCACCTTAAGCAAACATCTAATATGTAACGCAAAGCAAGTAAACTGTCAGAATCACCTGTAAGTTTATTAGCCTGTAGAAGAGATAGCGGCGGTTGTCTCCACTACACACCTAATAATATCAGCCTCTGTAGTTGTGTGAGCGTATTTAATTATATGCCCTATCAATATCTTAGGAGGATACATCATGGCATTTCCAAAG